CAAATTGGAGAATAACAAATGATGGAAAGAAAAAATATGTTAATTTGGTGAAAAATATTACGAATATAGAAAGAGAAAAAGATAAATATCAAAATAAAATTATAAGAAGTATTGCGAAAGAAGTAATTTTAGATAATAATAAATAATTTAAATATTAATATTGTTTATTAATAATGACTACAAAAGATGAATTAGTAGAAAATATTAAAGAATGGTTGCAAATAGATAATGAAATAAAAGAACTACAAAGTGAAGCAAAGAAAAGACGTCAGCGTAAAAAAGAAGTGACTGATTCTTTAGTTGAAATTATGAAAACAAATGAAATAGATTGTTTTGATATGAATGAAGGAAAATTAATATACACCCAGAATAAAGTAAAATCACCATTAAATAAAAAACATTTACTTTCTTGTTTAGAACAATATTTTGAAAATGATCCAAATATAGAAGTAAATGATATAAGTGATTATATTATGAATAATAGAAAAATTACTGTAAAAGAATCAATTAGAAAAAAAAAATAAGTATAAAAATAAGATTTTTTAACTATATATATTTTATATGATTAAATATATTTTATTTATTACAAATCTTATTTTTGCTTTTACTTCGGTAAATGCTACAATACCAGATGTATGTATTGAACATAGTGACACAATATACTCCAAATGTATGAAGAGAATAAGAAATAGTGATATGTGCAATGTTTATGGTAATAATATGAAAAACTCATGTATAGATTGTTATAATAAAAATTCAGACAATATAGATAAATGTATAGATGATAAACCAAGAGAAACATGTAATACAATGTCTATAAGAGTTTATAAAGAATGTATTGCTATAGGAAAATCACAAAGAAAATGTAAAGATTTATCTGGTAGAATATTTTTTGATTGTTATCAATAGTTAGATATATACTTTAGTGATTGAAATAATTAGAATTTTCATAAAATAAAAAAGATTATAAGAGAGATAAATATATATTTATAATTTATATGGGATATTTACTTAAAATATTTTACGTTTTCACAACAGTAATAATTGTAAATTATGTATTTAATATATTATTTAGATTTTTAGATGTTCCAACTAATGTATATGGTCCATACTTGATGTGGATAATCGCATTGTTTATCTTTTATGCATTGATTCCAGTTAAAAAAAGTATTTTTTAATTATATTATTAATAAAAATTGAATTAATTATTAATAATATGTATTATTCAAAAAAAAACATAATGGAACGTAGAATTATCAAAAAATGCGACAACTACTTTTTGAATTTTAAAAATGATATTAATGAATGGATCAAAAATAATAACTGTGAATTTCTAGATAGTAATCAGAAAAGTGAATTTCTACAATATATTTATGATTACAATAATATTAATTTGGGACATGAAGACTTTCAAAAGAGAAAACGTGTTAAGAATACAGTACCTTATTATGAAAAATGTCTAGCAAAACGTGCCAATGGTGAACAATGTACACGAAGGAAAAAAGATAATTGTAATTACTGTGGTACACATTCAAAAGGAACACCGCATGGTATTGTACAATTTAATAATGAAAATCAAGCAGTGAGTAATATAGATAAAATTGAAGTATGGGTTCAAGAAATTAACGGAATCCATTATTATATTGATAATAAAAATAATGTTTATAAGACAGAAGATGTAGTATCTAATAAGAAAAATCCAGATATTATTGCAAAATATGAAAAAAAATCATGTGGAGTTTATATTATTCCCGAGTTTAATAATTAAAAAAATATTATAGAGTAAATTTATATTTAGAAATGGAAAAAATTTTACATAATTTTTTGATTAAATGTAATGTAATAGATAATGAAGTTTTAGAAATTTCATTATTAGATGGAATAATAATACCTAGAGAACAATTATTAGACGAAAAAGTATATGACCAAGTAAAAGAAGAAATTCCAAAACTAAAAACTGTTTTTAGTTCTTCAATGTTAACATCGTTACAAGAAAACGCGGAAAGAACACAAAAATGGCCACTAATTAATATAGTAAGACAATTATTGAAAGCTTGTAATTATAAGTTAGAACCAAAACGGTTATGTAATGGTTATTCCAAAGATGGAAAAAAACTTTATAAAAGAATTTTTATAATAGAAAAATTGAAAGATATTAAGGAACAATAATAATTATAAATTATACAAATTATATAAGTTATAATGTCAACAATATATAATAATTACACAAATATAAGTCGTGAATGTGTCATATGTCTAGAATATATTTGTAATATTGACGGAAGTTATGCTAACGATTTAATTGAACTTATCAATAATGATACTTTTAATGAAAAAAAATTAAAATCAACATGTAAATGCAATACATTTATACACAAAAATTGTTTTAATAAATGTATACATCAACATAAGAAATGCCTAATTTGTTCAGAAAAATATATAGATAAACCACATGTTATAATTAATATTGCAGATGTAAATAGTAATACGATGTCAAATAATACAGAATATAATTTACCTACAAATTTTGATAGCGTGTTTAAAGTAATAACTTATATGATATCACTATTTATAGGTGTAATTATATTAATGTTTATATTGAGGATTTAAAAGAATATATTAGGATATGAACAAACACACTGACCTCTAAATCCAGGTAAAATCTTACCAAGAGTTCCGTCAGGACATAAACATCCTGATGGACCGATAAAACCAGTAGGACTCTGAACACAAAATTCTTTAGAATAGCCTAAATTTCTACACTGATTAAATGTAAAACCTTCTTTTGTATTTTTTTTGTAAAAAACAGCTACAAGAATAATGACAATAAAAAAAGCAATATATACAAAATAATTCATTTATATATATTGTAGAAAATTAAACTCTACGTTTTTTATAATTTAATAAAGCTCTATTACAAGAACCGCCTACACCGCACCCAGGTTGACTGTGGGGTTTGTAGTACCAATTATTACTAGAAACAAAAACCATTCTAAACATTTTTATTTATATATATAAAATGATAAAATTAATAAATTATTTTAAAACGCGAAATAATCTAGATGTATATTTACAGGTATAGATACAATGATATGGAATATTAATAGATATTTATAATTAATTATTTTATAAATATCTATACATCGATATCATCTACATTTTTATCTTTATCTTTATCTTTTGATTTGTTAACATCTTCAATTAAGTTATTAACTGAAATATTTACATCCTCTGAGTTTCTCTCGCGTCCAAATATTTGGATAATAAATTCTTTTTCACATACATCGGGGATACTTTGGTCTGATGATTTAAATTTTTTGGTAAAAGCATCAACAGACCTAGCTCCTAAAGGGGGAGCATCTTGCTGCATTCTTTCGAATTCTTTAAGAGCCCATCCACTTAATTCATCAGCGGGGACACGATCTTCAGGACTCATTCCCATTTGCAAAGTCATATAGCGATAGAAAGAACCAAATTGCTTCGCAATAGCCCCGTGTTCAGCAGCTTTTTCCTCGGAGTTGTAGAATTTTTTGATAGATTGAATAAGAGAACCAACTGCACCTAAACCACCAACGGTATACATAATAGGAGCAGTGTCTGCCATACCAGCGGTGGATAGGGCAGCAGTTGATGCAACCGTAGAAATTAGAATGCTCCATAATGTAAGTTTATCACCAAAACCTTTCCAGTAACCAGAATCATTGTTGTGCATGAATCTTAAACCAGCAGCTTTCTCTCCCCAATTGGCTAATAAATCTTCCATATGAGGAGACCATGAGGCAGCATTAAGTTTCTTCTTAAGACCACCTAGATTGGCAGCAGCCATAGCTTCTTGAGCTTCAGTAGAGAGATTTTCGTTGTTGGACATTTTATATTAAATACAAATATTTTTATTTTAATTTTGTGGTTCTTCTAAATGTAATATAAATAATCAAAAATTTTTTGAATCTAAACGAAATAAAATTGAAATACTTTTTTGATTAAAGCAAATATATATTAAAAATTAAACAAAATGTCTCTTAACGATATTACCAATATTTATACGGAGTTCTTGGACGCGAGTTACAACCCTCAAATGAAGAAATTTGGGAATGTAATTTTGTTCATGAAACTCCAACATATACTTGGTGATTACGGTGAAAAAGCAGAAACTAAAGAAGAAATTGAACTAGCTGATATGATGTTTATTTTTGAAGAAGTTCTAATGTCTAAACAAAAGAAACATGATATTGAATGGATTGTAAAGAAGAATCCATTTGTTAATTTGAATGATATTCCGAAAGTTGTATATCATGGAAAATTTGATTTTAACAATAATGAAGATTATAAGATTGATAATATTAAAGATATGTATAATAATAATCTTGTAACAATTCAGGTATTAAAAAAAATCACAATGGAAAAATTGGTAAAGGAACATATTACACCAAAGCTTAATGAAGTAATTAATTCAAAGAAGTTAAATCGTGAAAGAAATATTAAACTCGCTAAAATTGAGAGAAAAGAAAAAAAATCAACTAAAAAGTATGTATAATTTATTTAAAAATAATGTTGTAATTAAAATAGTTTCATAAAAACAAATTTTGTAATCCTGTAAATCCTATTGTAAGTATATGTAATTTCATTTTGTATTTTTTTGTATATAAAATACATAAAATTATATTTTGTTGACTCAATTTTATAATTTTGCCAATCATCAGGATAATCCAGATATGGATCCATAATCTCAATCTTGTTAACAATATTATTACAACAATATTGTGAACAAAATGTCAAATCACAAGAACGCCATGTTTCACTATTATCTTTAATATTAATATTACAATTACTACAAATCATTTTTTTATATTTATAATTAATTTTTAATTTTAAAATCCTAAGATAGAGAGAAATACACTTCAATTTAATATGATAATATTATAATAAATTGAAATAATTTAAAGTGAATATACGTTTAAAAGTAAGAAGTGTGGTTAGTGAGTCGTTTATAATAATGGATTACAATAAAAGGTTTGATATTCTTAACAAAATTTTCAACCCAGGTGAATATTTTGTAATTGATATTAATCCTAATATTTTGCAAAAAGTATCAGCAATTGAATTTAAAACAAATCTACATGATATTTATAAAGATGCTAGAATAGTTGATCCGGATGATTTTTACAAGTATAAAAAGTCACTTAACGGATATTTTGGTTTGTGGTATAATTATGAACTAGAAAATGGTAATAATGTTGAAATTGAAATGTGGGCATATTATGAATTTGAACAAAATAAAGATAATGTATTTAATCCATATATCAAAAAAGATCTTTATATCAGTTCAAATTATCCTAGTAAGATTCCGTCACAATTTACATGGAATGATTGTAATATTGGTAAGAATGTAGATAATATTAATGATCCAAGTTATCTAATTAATAAACTAGCAGAATATTATTCTTGTAATTGGGAATTGTTTATGGAATATCATGATGAGTTTCCAGGAGAAAAGCACTATAAATTTGGTTTGAATGAAAAACGCGAAATCCAAGAACTTCCACAACGTTCAAAACACACTATTTATGTTTATTCCGATGACGAAAGTGATTTTGAAGAATAAATAAAAAATATATAAAGTAAATATATAATTATATAATATACAATTTTTTTTATGAGTACTAATATTTTAACTTTTGAAGAATATCAAAAGTTATCAAATGAATTAGATAAAGAATTTCCAAATAGCCCATTCATTATTAACTGTATTGAAAACTTGGATGAATTAAACAAAGTTTACTTTAATTCTGAATATATATTTATAGGTGATAGTAGATATGAAAATAAAGATACGTGGAATAGTTACGTAAAAGTACAAAATTATTATAATAATTTTATTACAGTGAGAGATATTATTCAATCAATGATAGATTCAGAACATTACAAAAATAATATTACTCATCCACAAAATGTATTAGAAGAATTTCATAAAATCAATGACTTACAGTATATAGCAATATTTGAAGAATAAATTATTAATTCATAATCAAAAAATAAAAAATTGATTTGATAATATAATTAAATAAATATATTATCAAAAAAATGGCTAGTTGGGTTGTTAGTGT